CGAGCGGTGCATTGCCGATCCCACGGTGGACCCGGCGTTCTTCGGCTGCATCTACGCCGCATCGCCGGAGGACGATTGGAAGGACCGCGAGACGTGGCACAAGGCCAACCCGTCGCTGGGCGAGACGATCACGGTGGAGTCATTCGCAGCCGACGCCCGCGAGGCTGAGCAGTCGCCGTCGAAACTCAATTCATTCCTGCGATACCGGCTCAATGTCTGGACCACGCAAGACGTGCGGTGGCTGTCGCCTGACAACTGGGCCAAGTGCGGCAAGCCGCTGGCCGGCGACCTGGAGAAGCGTGAGTGGTACGCCGGGCTGGACTTGGCGTCCACGTATGACTTGTCGGCCTTCGTGATGGTGAGCCAGTCCGAGGACGGCACCTTCGACGTTCTGCCGTTTTTCTGGGTGCCCGAGATGAACGCTGCCGAGCGGACGCAGCGGGACAAGGTGGACTACATCGGCTGGATTCGGGACGGCTACATCAGGGTCACGGATGGCAACTGCACCGACTACGACGTGATCCGGCGAGACATCGTGGAACTGTCGCAGAAGTTCAACATCCGGCAGGTGGGAATCGACCGCTGGAACGCCACGCAACTTGCGACGCAACTGCAAGGGGAAGGCGTGAATGTGACAGGCTTTGGACAGGGCTATGGCTCCATGAGTAGCCCAAGCAAGCAGCTGGAGAACCTCGTGCTCTCGGAGAAGATCCGCCACGGGAATCATCCGGTGCTGTCGTGGATGGCTGGCAACGTGGCAGTACAGACCGACCACCAGGGCAACATCAAGCCGAGCAAGGCGAAGTCAACGGAACGCATCGACGGCATTGTTTCGCTTGTGATGGGAATTGGCCTGCACGCCGTGGCGACCGCCAAACCAGCCGAACAATCCTGGGACATCATCACGCTATGAGTGACACGGCGATCACGAATGACTACCGGATGCACGAGCTTCGTGGCATCGACTGGAGCGAGATGGGCGGTGGTCGCACCGCGTCGGGCATCCGCGTCAACGCCGATACGTCGATGGCGTGCTCGGCATACACGGCCTGTATCCGGGTGATTTCCGACAGCGTCTCGTCTCTGCCGCTGCACCTCTACGAGCGAGTGGCGTCTGGCGGCAAGCGTAAGGTTCCCGAGCATCCGCTGTACCGTCTGCTGCACACGCAGCCGAATCCGTGGCAGACGGCCCAGGAGTTTCGGGATTGGATGACGGGGCTGTACCTGCACTACGGCGCGAGCTATGCGGAGAAGCGTCCCGGCCCGCGTGGCACGGTTGGCGAACTGTGGCCGCTGCACAGCAGTCGGATGGAAGAGGAACGGCTGGAAAACGGCCAGATTCGCTACCTCTACCGCGAGCCAGACGGACGGCAGACGGTGTACCGGCAAGACCAGATCTTCGCCTTGCGGTACACGACCAGCGACGGCATTCATCCGATCCCCACCTACCGGCTGTTCCAGAACGCCATCGGGCTGGCCCAGGCGTTGGAGGCTCACGGGGCTACCTACTTCGGCAACGGTGCCCGGCCTGGCATCGTGCTGGAGTCTGACAACCCGATCCCGGTCGAGGCGGCCGAGCGTCTGCGAGAGCAGTGGGAGCGGATGCACCGTGGGCCGGATCGAGCGCACCGCACGGCGGTGTTGCCGAATGGGGTGAAGGCTCACGAGCTTAGCGGCAGCAACGAGGCGGCGCAGTTCCTCGAGACGCGGCAGTACCAGGTGATTGAAATCTGCCGGGCGTTTCGCGTGCCGCCGCACATGATCCAAGACCTGACCCGCTCGACCTACAGCAACATCGAGGTGCAGGGCACGGAGTTCGTGCAGCATTGCCTGCTGCCGCATCTCAAGCGGTGGGAGGCGGCGATTGCCCGCGACCTGATTGACGATGACGAGCGGTACTTTTGCGAGCACAACGTCAGCGGTCTGTTGCGTGGCGATCACGCGAGCCGCTCGGCCTACTACGTGTCGGCGATTCAGAACGGGTGGATGAGCATCAACGAAGTGCGCGAAATGGAAAACTTGAACCCGCTCGGCCCCGAGGGCGACAAGCACTTCATCCAGCTGAACATGACCACGCTCGACAAAGCTGGCGAGGAGCCGCCGGCACCGGAGCCGATGGCCGAACCGCCCGTCGAGGAAGAAGACACCCCGGCCGATGACGCCGAAGACCAGGCCGAAGAGGAGGACACGACCGATGGAAATTGAACGCCGCTCGCTGTTGGTTGAGGAACTGCCCGAGGCCGAGCTGGTGGTCGAGTCGCGGTCGAATGGTCGCGAGGCGATTCGGGGGCTGGCGATTCCGTACAACCGGCTGTCCGTTGATCTCGGCGGCTTTCGCGAGCGAATCCTGCCGGGGGCGTTCGACAAGATTCTCAGCCGCCAACGCGGCAAGCAGGAGATCGTGTCGTACTTCAATCACGATTCCAACTGGCTGTTGGGCCGCGAGTCTGCCGGCACGCTGGAGATCATCTCCGACGAGCGTGGCATTTCCTACATCGTGGAGCCGCCAGACACGCAGGCCGGGCGGGACGTTCTCGCACTCGTGCGGTCGAGGAATCTGCGTGGCAGTTCGTTTGCGTTCACGGTCGCACAGCGTGGCGGCGAGCGGTTCACGACGGACGAGGCAGGCAAGGCGATCCGTGAAGTGGTCGAGGCGTCAGGGCTCTACGAAATGGGGCCAGTTGTGGCGCCGGCGTATAGCAGCACCAGCGTGGCCGTGGCCATGCGGTCCTACGAGGCGTGGCTTGCGGAGCAGGCACCCGAGCCGGCGGCCCAGGCGGATTGTTCGCAGATGGCCTTGCGAGGCGTCGCCGCCGCCTGGGCCGCCCTTCTCAGGATTCGCAATGTCTGACCGTCCCCGCTGTCAGTGCGGCGAGCAACTGCGAACGCGCTCTAGTCGTGCATGCGGCGACGAACGGCAGCGGTACGTGCGCTGTCCGCGATGCGGTGCTCGCGGTGTGGTGTTTGTGAAAACAACAGTTTCGCAAGTGCGGTTCTGCAAGGGGCCGGGTAGGTAAGTGCATCGTGGACTTCACGGCAATCACGCCGCTGGAGAAACCACGACATGGATCGCCTTACCGCTCTCCGCACCGAGGCCACCGAGGTTGCCACTCGGATCGAGGCCCTGACCGCTCTCGACTCTGACAACAAGGCCGACATCGACGCTCGCAATCTCGAGCTCTCTGGCCTGACCGAGAAGGCCAAGGCGCTCGCCGGCCAGATCGACTTCGAGGCGAAGGTGGCCGAGTCGGTCGCCAATCTCCGCAGCGTTGCCGAGCGTTGCTCGCCGGCTCCCGAGGTTCGCGCCGAGGAGCGGACCCGGATCGAGCCGGTTCGCGACAGCCGGACGCTGAAGGCGTTCCGCTCGCATGAGGATGCCTACCGCGTCGGCAAGTGGATTCAGGCGACCTTCGCCGGCGATGCCGAAGCAAAGCGGTGGTGCCAGGACCACGGCGTCGAGGCTCGCTCGATGGTCGGCGGCGTCAACTCGCTCGGCGGCTGGACCGTGCCGGATGAGCTGTCCAGCACCGTGATCCGCAACGTCGAGACGTATGGTGTGGCCCCGACCGCGCTGCAGAACTTCAGCATGTCTTCGGACACGCTGTCGATTCCGAAGCGGCTGAGCGGCGTCACCGGCTCGTGGCTGGGCGAGAACGCCGAGTTCTCCTACAGCAACATGACCGGCACGCAGGTGCAGCTTGTGGCCCAGAAGTTCGGCGTGGCGACCAAGGTCAGCAACGAGCTCTTCGCCGATGGCGTGGGCGTTGCGGACCTGATCGCGACCGAGCATTCGCTCGCCGTGGCCCGCGCCCTGGACGAGGCGGTGTTCGTTGGCACGGGTGTCTCGTCCTTCGGCGGCCATCACGGTGTGGCGGTGAAGATCGACACCGCTCCGTTCACGGCCTCGGTCGTGACGGCGGCCAGCGGCAACGTGTCCTTCGAGACGCTCGACAAGGAAGACTTCCTTGCCGTGCTCGCGAAGACCCCCCGTTACGCTCTGCCTGGTGCTCGGTGGTACATCTCGCCGGCTGGCTATCACGCCGCGATGCAGCGGCTGGATCTGGCCCAGGGTGGAAACGCCAGCGTGGCCCAGGGTTTTGGCCTGACGTTCCTGGGGTATCCGGTGACGCTGGTGTTCCCGATGAACAGCACGCTCGGCACCGACTCGGGCAAGATCAAGTGCCTCTTCGGCGACCTGGCGATGGCTGGTGCTCTTGGCATCCGCCAGGGCTATCAGCTCCGCGTCAGCCAGGAGCGGTTTGTCGAGCTCGACCAGACGCTCGTCTCGGGCGTGATTCGTGCCAACGCCGTGTTCCACAGCCTGGGCTCGACCAGCGAGGCCGGCCCGGTCGTCGCCCTGAAGACCGCGTAGTGAATTGGAAACCTCAAGGAGACCCAGAACGTGATTCACCTGAACGCTACCAAGACCGACGCCCGATCTGTTGCGAGCGTGGCTGCGAACGCCACTCACACGCACGAGATCGACACGCTCGGGTATGAGTCTGTTTCCATCGACGTGGTGTATTCGCCGTTCACGGCGGCCACCTCGAACGCGGCCCCGGTTCTTCGGCTGACGCAGCACGACGTGACTGGCACGGGCCAGACGAACATCTCCGGCATGGTCGGCGGCACGGACTTCACCGTTGCGGCCGGTGCGACCACGGGGAACGCCGGCTACGTGGCCCGGTTCAACGTGGACATGCGTGGCAAGCGGCGTTACCTGACGCTGTACACCACGCCTGGCAATGCGGTCGGCGTGACCTCGGTGGCCCGTCTGGGTCGTGCCGAGGAGGCTCCGGTCAACGCTGCCTCTGGCAACGTCGGCACCTGGGTCAGCGGCTGACGCTTGACAGCACGAGCACAGTAGGCGGCAGGCAGGGCGCATCGCTCTGCCTGCCGTTTGCTTTGTGAGGCCCACGCATGCTCGTTCGTGTCGGCGGTACGGAGGTGGATATTCGCGTCGAGGCCATTCTCTCGATGCCTAGGCTGTCGTTTACGGCCAACCACTTCACCTGGGCACAGGCGCTCATGCCGCTGGGCATTCGCCCCACAATGGGCGTCGGTGCGTTTTGGAGCCAGGTGAATACCAGGGTGATGGAGCAGTTCATCGACAAAGCGGAATATCTGCTGACCATCGACTATGACACGTTCTTCACCAAGGCAGACGTGGAACACCTCTTCGCGATGGCGATGACGTTCCAGTGCGATGCCATCACTGGGCTGCAGACGAAGCGGGAAGACGGCAGGCCGATGCTTACGCTGAAGGGCTGCCTGGACAATCCGCCGGAATGCGGCAGCACGTCGGTGGACAAAGAGTGGTTTGCCGAGCCCGTGCAGGAGGTGGATTCGGCCCATTTCGGCCTGACCGTGATTTCCACGGCTGCACTCAAGCGGTGCAAGAAACCGTGGTTCTGGGAGCAGCCAGATCCGAACGGTGGCTGGGGTGAAGGCAGGCGCGACTCTGATATCTGGTTCTGGGCGAATTGGCGGGAAAGCGGCAACCGCGTCTTTGTCTCGCCCCGCGTCGTGCTGGGCCATGGCGAGTACGTCGTGACGTGGCCCGGGAAGAACCTGAGCACCCCTGTGTTCCAGTGGGCGAACGATTTCACGAACACGCTGAAACGTCCCGAAACTGCATGGAGCGTACCCCAATCATGAAAATACGAATGGTGCAGAGCTACCGGGTTTACCGTCGCGGGCAGGTGTTGCCCGACGTGCCAGACGGCATGGCCCGCGATTGGATTCAACGCGGCATCGCCGTCGAGGACAAGCAGACCGAGATCGAGACGGCCGCCGTCGATCACCAGGCCGAGACCGCCGACGCGACGCCACGCAAA